GCTTTTGCTAAAAGATATACACTTACACTAGGTGAGTTAGTAAGCCAGTTCCCAGAACACGAATATCAACTTTTAGGTGGACTAGGTTATAAGCAAGATTTAAATGCTCAGATAGAAATGATTCGGTATTACGATAAAGACCAATCAGTTATTTATATACCTACAAAACAAGATTTAATTTTATCACAAGCAAATAATCCATTAGGTAAACTAATGGTTGTTGTCGCACGTAAACCATCTATTGATGGTGAGATGCGTGGACAGTTTGATGATGTATTAGGAATTCAATTACTTCGTAATCGCTTTGCTATGTTGGCTATGGAGGCTGCAGAAAAATCTGTACAGGCTCCTATTGTACTTCCTCAAGATGTACAAGAGTTACAACTTGGTGGCGATGCAGTTATTCGTACATCTAACCCAGCAGGTGTTCGCCGTGTAGAACTTACTCTACCACAAGGTGCGTTCACTGAACAACAATTATTAAATCAAGAGTTACGCGTCGGTGCTCGTTATCCAGAGGGACGTACTGGTAACATCGACGCTTCCATTGTTACTGGCCAAGGTGTACAGGCTCTTATGGGAGCCTTTGATACCCAGGTTAAATCAGCACAAGCAATCTTTGCTACAGCACTTCGTGATGTTATTAGTCTCTGCTTTGAAGTTGATGAGATGTTCTTTGATGAAACTAAGACAATTCGCGGTGTAGATGCTGGTTCACCATATGCGCTAGAATACAAGCCAAGTAAAGACATCAAGAAAGATTACTCTGCTGATGTTCGTTACGGAATGCTTGCTGGTCTTAATCCAGCACAAGGACTTATATTTATGTTACAGGCTCTTGGAGGCAAGTTAATCTCCAAGGATATGGCGATGAGAGAGTTACCATTTAATGTCAATGTTACGCAGGAACAAGAGAAAATTGAAATTGAAGATATGCGCAATGCTCTTATCGGTTCACTTCAAGCATATACACAAGCCATTCCACAAATGGCCGCTGGTGGCCAGGATCCTTCTGACATTGTTAGAAAGATTGCTGAAGTCATTAAGTCAAGACAAAAGGGACAAGCAATAGAAGACGCAATCGAAGAAATATTCGCGCCGCAAGCGCAACAAGTTCCTCCTGCTGGCGCACAATCTCAGGTTGAGCAAACGTCCCCTGCTCCCGCTTCTGCTCCAGTAGGAGGTCCTACTCCAGAACAAGGTGGCGCGGAATTACCACCAGCAGAACAAGCACCAGATATTCAAAGTCTATTATCTAGCCTAACATCAGGTGGAGAAGCAAACGCAAGCGTAAGAACTATTCGACGACGATAATTAAGTAGGGGACAATGACAACAATTATTGGATTAGAACATAAAGATCGATGCTTCATAGTTGCTGACAGTCAAACAACTGATTCTGATGGTAGAATTTATACACACCCTGAAGTTAAAAAGATTTCAGAAAATGGTATGTTTTTGATTGCAGGCTCTGGTGAAACATTACCTTGCGATATAGCGCAACATATTTGGGAGACACCAACTCCTACTAAGCAAGACAGAGAAGATTTATATCATTTTATGATTGTAAAGGCTATGCCATCTCTACGCAAGTGTATGTCAGAGAATGGTTATAACTTTGATGAAGATACGAAAGAATCTCGCTTCCAGTTTATAATGGCTGTAGGTGGAGAAATATTTGATGTTGACCAAGAATTATCAATAAGCAAATCTGCAGATGGAGTATACGCTGCAGGATCAGGTGCAAATTACGCACTAGGCGCTTTATACGCTGGAGCAGATGCATATCAAGCAATGGAGATTGCGTCTAAACTTACAGCATTTACAGCAGGACCATACATATCAAAAGAACAACCTAGAAAAATTAAGTAGGAGGAAATATGGCTGAGAATCGTGGCGGTGCCAATGGTGGACCACAATACAATCCCGCAAATATTTCTGCAACTGGCGGAGCAGGACAATCTGGAACACAACCTGCACGTTATATGTCAGGCTTAGCCTACGGACAAGGTCAAGCACAAATGACACAACAGACTTCTGCACCTATGGCGGGTAATCCCGTTGCTGCTGCACAGCCTATGGCTAGCGCTCCGCAACTTCCACAAGTTACTGCAATTGATGCACCTACCCAAAGACCAGATATGCCTATTACAACTGGCATAGATATGGGGCCTGGAGCAGGTTCTGAAGCCTTAACATTACCAGCAACGGTTCCTCAAGTTCAGAACGATAACTCAGCAAGATTAATTCAAGCATTATATCTTCAAGATCCAAGCAATGAAGATGTTCGGCGTATGTTGGAGTATTTGAGCGCTGAAGGCAGGATCTAGTGGACTATCCTAAAATTAAAAAGGATGCTAGTGGTAATTATATTGTTGAAGGTTCTTTAAATAAAAATTTTGAAAAACAACAATTAGATTACATTGACATTCAACAACAAGCAGAGATTCTTGGTGGTCAGCAAGGCATTGACCTAAGAAAAAGTATTTCCTCTAATCCTACTGCTTCGGCTGGAATTATTTCTAGTCTTTACAAAAATGGATCTATTGCACAGAGTTCACTAACTGATACCTTTGTTGAAATTGACAAGCAAACAAAAGCACAAAGAGAATTAGATCAATTAAAAGAAAACCAAAAGGCTGCCGAAGAAACATTTAAAAGTAAAATGTTCGGAATTCCATACAACACTTGGAGATCCATTAAAGGTATTAGCCGAGTAGCAACTGCCGGAATTCTTTTTCCTGTAGAATCTTTATTTAACTCTATCAGCAATACTGTTGCACAACTTGCCAATGGTGGCCTTGCCCGACCAAAAGAGAATGCAGTTTGGGAAGGTATAGACCAAACTTACGCTGTGCAAATGATTAAAGAGTTTGTTACTAAGGGAGAATTAAATACTGGATCGGGATTCTTTGTCAACGAAGAATCTGGTGTTGGTTTTAAAGTTCGTAAAGAAAAATTAAAATTAGGTAAGATAGCAGTATTAGATGGAGAGGGTAATCAAACTCTAGATAGAGAAGGAAATCCTCTATATAGACCTTACTCGGCCATTGATCCTATTTCTTACATTATGACTGGCGGAAACTTAGAAAGTGGTAATGCTAGACTCATAAATGCAATTGGTGAAATTGGCTTTATGATTTATGCTGATCCTGTAACAAAAGTAAATAAAGTGTTAAAGGCAAAAAATGCTATATTGAAATCTGAGGCTTACCAAAAAGGTAGAGCAACTGCTGAGGATTTAAAAAGACTAACAGTTCTAGATGCACAAGATGCTGCCAATGCGGATGATGTCGTTAAGGCGTTTGAAGATCTGGGAATGGTTGAAAAAGCCGTTACCGCTGGTGTGCCAGTTGCCGATAGCGAACTATTAAAATTTCAAAAAACCTACAATGACGCTATTGCTAAAAAAGTTAAATTAGATGCAGAATCTCAAGCCCTTAAAAAAGGATTAGATTATGATGCACTCGCAAACTTTTTAAATGGTGCTTCTACTAAACCAATATTAAATGAAATTGCAGAAATGGATGACTATTTTGACATCTGGCAATTAAGTCGCCGTAGTGGTAGAGGCGGATTTACTATAGAGCAAGCCAAGGCTCTTGCTGGCGCTAAAAATAGAGATGAAGTCTTAGGGGTACTAGCACCATATATTGCTGGTGGAACTGTAACTCAAAATATTTTAGAAACTGGAACAGTTGCATCCAGAGCACTTAGTGGTATAGTTAAAGGAAAAGCAGCAAGACCCGCACAGGCTGTTGCTGGTCGCGCCGCTGATGGTATAAAAAAACTTTCTTATGCTGAAAAACTATATAACGCTATAAGCAAAAATTACACAACATATATTCCTAGAAGCGGTACATTAGTACATTACGAAGATAAAGATGCATTAGTAGATGTAGTTGTTAACTTTGCTAGAGCATTAAAAGTAGACGAGACTACGGTAAGAAAGTTAGTCGATGAGGTTGCTTTTAACGTAGATCCTAGTGTGTCTGCATTCCAGGCAACAACTAAAGTTTATGATGAGGTATTTAAAGCAAATGCAGCCGCTTTTGAAAAGGCTGGAATTAGCAGCGATAAACTCAAAGACCTAACAACTTTCTTTAAAAAGAATGCAGATGAGCAGGCTATGTACTGGGCAGAAATGCACAGAAACGGTGCTAATATAGATTTTGTTTTTGTTAATGGACAAAAAGTAAGATACAATGGACCGCACCTAGAATCTGAGCGTTTAAATTCTATGCTGTATTTTCCACCACCAGAAGAATTAATGAGAGAGATTGCTAAAGTAGGAAAACTTGGATCAGTTTATAGAAATAAACTAGCAGGCGGAACTCTTAATGCAGTTGACACATTCACTAACAATTACTGGAAAAAAGTTTTATTAACAAGACCAGCATATGTTATTAGAAACATAGGCGAAGAGCAGATACGTATTATGCTTAATGGTCACATTTCTTTCTACAACAACCCTTTGGCTGCAATTGCTATGTGGCAAGGACGAAGCAGTGGCCCAAAGTGGAAACAACTTCTTAACTCATTTGATGGCTACAAGCATAATGTACTAGGTCAAGAAATGAAATTGGCTAAGTCTGCTGATGAATTATCTTTTGAGTCTTTAGCGGCTGCCAACAAAAATGACTATCTAGACTTTATGTCAAGTATGTCACAAGGTGCTGCTCAAGAAGTTAACAAAGTTTCAATAATGCGTGGCTATCAATTAGTTTATCCTAAGGATAATAACTGGTATCTTGGATTAGCAAATGAAATTAGAATACTTAGTGCTAGCAATCTAGGAAAAGCAGTTGCTAGAACCACGCCTGGCAAAGAGGCTGATACAGTAGCGTACTTTTTGTCTGGTCAAGGTAGACCAGCCTGGGAAAGATTCTTAAATGGTATTGAAAATAAAGAAACTAGAGATATTTTTGATACATTTGAAGGCGCAATGGCATTCTTGTTTACTGGAAGAAACGCCGATAAACAACTAGTATCATTGCAGGCTCGTATTGAGCAGGTTGCTGGTCAAAACGGAGCATCTGCTGATTCAATCAGAAAACTAATTGGTGATGGATTCATAGAAACTCCTGGATACTCCCTGAGAGTTCCTAAAGAAACAGATGAAGCCCTTAATTCTTTGAAAAATGCTAAAGAAATTACTTCTGGTCGCAAAAAAATAAAAGATATAAACGATGAATTTGCCGATCAACTTAAAAAAGTATTTTCAGGTGTAGCAAATTGGGACAATGTTGCTATGAAAATACCTAAAGAGGTTGCTGTCATAGAAAAGAATAGACAGTCTAAGATAAACTTAGCAATTGAAAACTTTTTTGACCACGCAGTTCAGTTTGAAAAGACTACGAGTATGGGTCCTGAGTGGCGTCAAAAATACTGGGATGTTGTACGCGATGTTATCTATGCGGCAGATACTCCAGCATTAGAACAAATTACAAAAATTGCACCTAAGTCTCTGGCTACGCTGTTAAACTCTGATGGAACCAAGGCTATAGGAAAGACTCACGGATTCTGGGCTAATGTCAAAAAGGCTGACGGCTCTGGAACTATGACTAAAGAAGAAATTCACGAATATGCAAGCAGAGTTGCTAGTCAACACGTAAAAGAATTATTTTATAACGCATCTAAAAAGCGTTTACTGTGGCACCAACTTAGATTAGTTGCTCCATTCGGTCAAGCCTGGGGTGATACTATTTCTAAATGGGGTAAGTTATCCCTTAACAACCCTGGAGAAGTTTACAAGGTTGTACGTACATTAGACTGGCTTAAATCTCCAGAGTCTTCAGCATTGTATCAATTAACTGATGCTAGGGATTACTACGATCCGAATCAAGGATTTTTCTTTACAGATCCTCAGTATGGAACACGTCAATTCTACATACCATTTATGTCTACTGGTATGAATTTTATGACCAATCTTTTTACCAAGGGACAGTTAAGTGCGGCAGGTCCATTTGGATCTAAGGGTACACCACAGTCGTTTAACTTTGCTTTAGGTAGCGGAATTATTCCTGGCTTTGGTCCTGGATTAACTATATCTTTAAATGTATTAGAGGGTTTTGGTTTAGATCCCACAAAGGTTCTACCTCCATCTATGAGAGAACTTGCCGAAAAGGTATTTTATCCATATGGAAGACCTAACCTATCAACTGGTGCTGGAGCCATACAGGCTTTAACTACTCCTAATATATCAAGAATACTAGGAAGCGGATTATTTAATTTTGAAGAAGGTTATGCTGCATCATTTGCTCCGATAATGAATTATCTAGCAAGTAGCGGAGAATATAATCTTGATGATCCAGCGGATCAGAATAGATTAACACAGGATACTAATCAATTTGCAAGAATATTCTCTGCATTTAGAGGATTCTTTGGTCTAGCAAGTCCATTTGCTTCTGCACAAGAAGATCTTGTTAAAGATAAAAGCGGTAATACATTACTGGCTTCTGCTCTTTGGAATGACTTTAAAAAACTTGAGGTTGCTGCTGGTGGCGATAGAAATAAAGCCTACGCAGACTTCTTGGATCTATATGGTCCAGAACAAGTATTCGCCCTTACAAGTACTTGGAGCGGATCTAACCCAACAAACTTATTTACATATAGAATGATACTTAAAGATCCTACTGTGGTGGATAAGTACAAAGATACTTTTGGATACTTCTACCCTAATGGTGGATTTTCAATGGAATTAAGGAATTGGTTAGAAAGAAAAGGCGAAACAGAACGTTTAACCTCTGAAGAGATTATTGACAGAGCAACCAACATTCGTTTTGCTGCTGCCCAGGATAGAGCATTAACTCGATCTGTAGCAGAGGGATGGACTAGCAAATATACTGCTGCCGTACTGTCTAACCTAAGAGATAGTTTTAATTTGATGGGTAAGAAAACAGTATACGATGCATCTAGAGAAGATAGAATCTTAAATCAACTACGTGAAGCAACTCAAGATGATAGATTCTTAAACTCTGAAGCGGTTGCTGGTGTGAGAGATTACTTGTATTTGAGAGATAGAACTCTTGAACTTAATGGTAAGAAACCAAATGATAGTTTAGGTTCTCAAGGATTTGAGACACAACGCACCTATCTAGCAGAACAAGCGTTAGAAATTATCAAAAGAAATCCAGAGTTCCAAAAGGTATTTTATGTATTCTTCAAGAGAGAGTTAGAAGGTTAATTAAATATGTCAGGCATTGCTCCTATCACCACTAAAATTGCCAAAAAGGTTATTCCTAAAAGTGCTGTTGGTAAAGTTGCTGCCGCCGCTGCGGCTGCGGTTGGAATCAATACAGTTCGTAATAACAGTAAACCTGCTGATAAAAAAACAACAGGAACACCGCCAAGCGATCAAATAAAAGCAGCCGAGGGTGGTATAACTGTAGGACAAACTGGCGACGGGTTAACTCTTTCTGGATTACCAAAAGGTTTTCAAATATCTGGTGCTGGAGCAGCACAGTATGAAAAGGGTGCAGGAGCATCAGCACTTGCTAACTTAGAACCAACTCAAAGAGCAGCATTACTAGCCAATATGGGTCGCATACCTGGCCTATACTCAGCGGGAATGGCTCCTACTCCAGACTTTATCAATAAGATGTTAAGAGATGGAAACGTAGCACCGCGTCTTGCAGATATTAAAGCACTTGATTCAATGGCAGCGATTGCTGACTGGTCTGGTGACACTATCTCTAATAGCGTTATTAAGTTTGCTAATAATCCTAGTTTATCTCAACAATACTTTGGTCAAGTAACGGCCAAGCCTAAGGCTGTATCTTCTCCTGCTGCACTTGAGGCAGAACTCAACGATAAATTTCTAGACATATTTGAAACTAAGGCAGATCCTGCTGCAGCAAAGGCATATGCAAAAGAAATTAATGCCCTAGAAAGCAAAGGCTCCGTAGGTTCTCAACAAAAAGAAGACATACTTTTAAAGTATATTCAGAAGAAAGCAACAGATCAATTTAATGTTGGTCAGACTGGTATGGTTCCAGGAGTTGCTGATAAAGGTGCTTTAGGAAGAAGAGTTAGAGCGCTTAGAAGTGCTTATGATAACAATGGTATACCTATTGACGAAAGACAAATTTATAATAAAGCAATTGGAACTTTAAGAAGCGAAGAAGCGTATCAAAATGAAATTGATAGTGTTACAATGCAGGCAAGTTCTGTTATGCCAGCATTTAAAGACTTCTTTGCACGAGGTAAAAATGCTAGAGAAGTGTTATCTCCTTGGATAAATATTAGAGCACAAGTGCTTGGTATACCTGCAGATCAAATTAAGGTATCCGATATGTATGATATAGGAGCAGGTGCTGCACCAATATCTATTCAAGATTACAAGAGACAATTGTACAAGAGTCCAGAGTTTAAAAAGACAGATGCATATAAAGAGCGTTCACTAGGCGATCTGCAGACACTACTAAAAGCATTTAACATAGGATAAGGAAAACAATGGCTGAAAAACCTAAAGTTACTTCTGCTGGAGTAGTAAATGTTAGTCAACAGTATGCAGCAAATCAGGCTGCTGCTAAGACTACTGCTGCTAAACCTGCTACTGCTGCAACTGGTACACCATTTGGTCAAGCACAGAAGCCAAGCACAACACAAACTTTAAATCTCTATGGAACACAAGCAGCAAATACTAGACCAATTACTAAGACACCAACAGTCACCACTAAGTCTACACCTGCTAAAACAGATGCTCAAATTAATGCAGAATTAGCCGCAGTCCAGGCTGGATTAGATGAAATACTTAAAAATGTAAGTGCATTTGAGGCCTCATATAACACAGGTGGTAATGTATCAGGTAGTGGAGCAACAACTGTTACCCCAACTACTGCTACCGTTGCTGCGAAAAAAGAAGTTATACCAAATGTAGCCTATGATACTATTCAAAAGATCCTTGAATCATATAGAATTACTGGTCTTGCCTCAGTATTAGAGAGCATTCGTGATGAATATCCAGAGGCTAGTAGCACTGAACTATTAACATTACTACAGTTTGACTCTAGATATAACGCTAAGTTTAATGAAAGATTTGCAGGAAATGTAGTAAGGCAAAAGGCTGGTAAGCCAGTTCTTTCACCAGGAGAATACTTAAAATTAGAGCAAGCATATAGCAAAGTATTTGAATCATACAATCTGCCTAAATTTAACACACAAGACTATTATGATAAGTTTATTGTAGCAGATACTGATCCAACAGAGGTAACTGAAAGAGTTCAAATGGCTTATGATAGAATTATGGGCGATGAGCCAGTCCTATCTACATTTAAAAAGTTCTATTCATCTTTAGGTCTTGGAGATATTGTTACTGGTATGCTTGATCCAGCGAACCAATTACCTGCATTGCAACAGAAGGTTAAGGCTGCTGAGATTGGTGGCGCTGCTGTTCGTCAAGGACTTACCGCTAGCGAACTTGCAACTACCCCAGAAACAACCGCTGGTTATTCTAACGTAACTACTGGCACCTTGGGTGCAGATGTATTAGCCAGAGCAGGTGTAACTAAAGCACAGGCTGAAGAAGGCTATCAAAAGATAGCACAAGTATTACCAACTGGCGAGAAGTTAAGTTCTATTTATGGTAAGACTGCAGATCAATATGGAAGAGTAGAAGCAGAACAAGAGCAATTACAAGGCTTGGCTTCAGCAGCCCGTAAGAGACAGAAACTATCAGAACTTGAAGTAGCGCAATTTAAGAAGAGTTCAGGTCTCGGTAGAGGCGCACTCGGAACAATAACAAACATATAACTAGAATCCTGACGCGGATCCATCGGCCCTCGCGCAGCGTATAAGACCGATAGCAAGAGCCAACCAATTTCCCCGAATTGACTTGAGGCTTGCGACTACAACGAATAGAAGGGTGGGTTGCTATGAGCAACAACTACTGGGAAGACGAAGACGACGATCTGGATACAGACTCAGATGGACAGATGGATGGAAGTGACTTACTTAAAAAGTTACGTAAAGCCAAACGTTCAGATGAAAAACGTATCAAAGAACTCACTGAGCAACTTGAGGGATTATCCAAGGTGCAGCGTGAACGAGTTGTCAAAGAAGTCCTAGAAAAGAAGGGCGTCAACGCAAAGGCTGCGAGACTTGTTCTTAAAGACTTAGACGATGTTAACGAGGAGTCAGTGAATAACTGGCTCGATGATAACGCTGATCTATTTGGAATTAAGGTTGACAAGGAAGAGCCAAAAGTAAGTGAAGTAGATAGAGCCGCCTTAAGGCAGCAAGATGTACTCACCCAAAATGCTATGACCCCAGATCGAGCAGAGGATTTAAATTCTCGCATTGATAATGCAGATTCGATGGATGCATTATTGGATGTACTTCGCTCACAATAATTCCGTTCATAGTCACTTGGAGGTGACGATATGGCTAACGCCTACGTATCAACAGGTTCGTCCTCATTAGGAGGAACCGCTGGTTCTGCTGGTTTA